CCCCTGAAGAAACAAATTGATAAAATCCACCAAATGCTGAACTTGCTAAACTATTATAATTTTGTGCAGTATCTATTACAGTTGCGCCAGTTGATAAATTTAATAAATTTATTGGTTGTGGTGCTGAGTTAGTATTTACAAAAATGTCAGCATTCCACTTATTATCTAGAACAACAAAAGCATTATTTACTGTATCAACTATAATAGATTGAATATAATTAACACCTGCAAGTGTTAAATCTTGGCTTGTAGCATAACTTGATGCATTTGCCAGTGTTATTTTATTATTACCCCAACCAACAATAATTGTTGTTCCATCACTCGCACAACACTGCACATTAGCTAGAGAACCACCGGCGAAACTTGTTCTAATTGCACCTATATCAGTGATTGTTGTGCCTTGTAAATTAAATATCAATACTTGATTATAATCTGGTGAACCGTGATAAGATTGACAAACAAGCAAATTGCCGGCACCATCCCAAAAACTATATATAATATTTATTAATGTTTTACTAGCTAAAAGAGAGCCAGTAGAATCATAAACATAAATATTGGTATAATCTGTAGCCCAATAATTATTATTTATAGTATCATAAAAAACAAAATTTGCGTATACTTGCGTGTCCTCATATATTGGAGAGAATGAAAAAAACAAAGTTGTTTTATTGCTTACTACATCATTCTTATATGTTTCAATATTATAGTTTGATGTGTTAATACAACTTACATATTCATAATAATCAGTTGTTTGCACAAGATTAGGCATTCCGACTGTTAAACTGGCATAATGTGGAACATTACCAGCATCACTGATTTTTAATCCTAGTTGCCACTGATTATAAGGAAATTCACTAAGTTTTACACCTTGCAAACTACTTATTTTAATTTTGTTTATTGCTACTTGGTAGTTTGCCTGATTTAATAAATATCTAGATTGCAAATTATTCATAACATAACTTGAAATTGGTGCGGTTGTTGCATTATAGTTGATATTACTATAATATAAAGTTTGTGCCGTATCATCAACACCTGAAGCCATTTATAAGTTGATTTATTATTATTATATTATAGTTATAAAAGATAAAAATAATGAAAAATATTTATTAAACTTTTTATTAACACATTCCTATTTCATTACTAGAAACATAATATGCAGGGTAATTTTTACTAATCATCACATAACGACCTAATTTTTTCATCTTTTCAATTTGCTGTTTATCAAGTCCCAAGTATTGACTAGCCAGATTATTAAATGCTCTAAAATTGTTTCTTGGAAAACAATAAAAATATCCACAATTTAATAATACCTCACGAGAACCTTTAGCATTTCCGCTTTGAGCTGTTTGTTCAACTACTAACACAGATTGACCTTTATGCCTACTTTTCTGAAGCATAATAAGACGAAGTTCTAGATAAGGTTTAGACATTTTCGTGCCGAAGCTCATAATGTCATCAAATACCGCGCAACAATTAGGTTCCATATATTCATATATTTGGTGTATATCTAAACCGTTTCTATCCATTAAATCCATTAAATCAATTCTTTGAACATTTTTAAATTTGCTATAATCACCGTCATCTATACTAGAAAATACATAAACAACACTAGGTTTTATACATTCTATAATCTTTTCAGCCATATAAGTTTTACCTGAACCAGTAGAACCACTCAATAAACACCTAATACCACCAGTATGTTGTTTCATATCAAAAAATGGTAAAAAGTCCTTGCCTTTTATAACGGTTTCATTTGTGTGTTTTTCATTATTATCTAGATATACATCACTGCTCCCTGATGCTATTTGTACTATATCCTTGGATTTTTTACTTGGTTTTGTAGTTGTTAAACTCATTTCAATCAATTATAATATTTTATTATATTATTATAAGATAATAAAACAATCATAAATAACAATCAAAATGCCTCATAATAAAAGTCATATTGATACTCTAGATGGCGGTGGAATTGGTGATATTTTGAATAAGATTAAAAACACTATAGTAGGTTTAGTAAGCAAACCAACAACTACAATAGCGCAAAATATTCCAACATTAGATAAGTATACAACTAGTGCTAAAAAATATCTTTCTAGATACGGTAAATTAAAAGTTATTCAGCTAGCAGTTGAAAAAGAACCAGTTAATCCTTATGTTATGAAACTTGCTAATTTTTTATCTGCTTTTGAATTACAAAAAATTATGCAACAAAACGGTATTGATAAATTTTATCATTTATCTCTAAAGGTTGAAGTTTTAGATTATCAAGGAAATGTGCAAACATTACTAATAGAAAAAAATGATACTATAAATATTGAAATGTGGAAGCAAAAACCAAATATGCAAATATTAAATATTGATTTAAATAATCAAGAATTTACACTAAATGAAATGCTAGAACGTACTAGATTAATGATAGGAGATAAGCAATTTTTTGAATATAATTTTTTAACTGCAAACTGTGGTATATTCTGTATTGATGTATTAAAAGCAAATCACGTGTATCAGCCTAAATATGAAACTTTCCTATATCAAAATATGGGTATTATAAATAAAAAAATGAGTCAAGGAAGTAAATCTAGAATGAATATAATTACTAAACTAGGTGCATTAGTCAATCAAATGCGCGGAGGAGATTTAGAGCACGTTAGATTCGTATAAAGAAAAAAAGTTTAAAAAATCAATTCAATTTATTGTTGTAATTTACTTGCTTTTTTAGCTTGATAATATTGCTTTTTACGTTCTGCTATTTTTTCTTTATTAGCGTCTCTGTGTTGTTTTCGTCGTTCTTTAATAGCATCTTTATTATCTTTATTATATTGTTTTTGTCGTTCGTTAATAGCATCTTTATTTTCTTCATTATATTGTTTTCTTGTTCTTCCTTCAATTTTCTTATTAACACAAATATTCTTATATAACTTGATATAATAACCTTCTCTAGCATTTAGTTGTTCTTTACGCTCACAAGGGAAATCCTCAATTAGTTCTATTCTAGTTTCTCCAAGTTTAAATAATTCTATTACTTTACACCTATTATGAGCACTATTAATATTTGTTTTATGCTTTGCAAGTCTTTTACATAATAATTGACAAGTACTACCAATATATATTTTATCAGTTAAATCACTTACAATCTTGTAAATCTTACCATTTTTATAATCCATTTTTTACTCTTTAATACTCTTTATTGCTATTTCTTTAAGTTGTTTTTAGAGTTTCTGCCAGTTTATTCTTTCTCCTTTCTTTTTTAGTTCTAGAAGAACCTAATTTTTTTTATATAATTTTATTTATAATTTTTTTTATAATTTTTTATATTATTTATATCTAATATATATCTAATAATCTAATCATTTCTAAAAATGGCAAAAGCAAAAAAGCAAGTAAAAAAAGTTGATACAAAAAAACTAAAAAAACTTGGTATGAAACCCAAGACTATTGCAGATTTAAGAAAACAGCAAAAAGTACAACGAGCCAAACGTGCTGTTGGTGAAATTTCAAAAGAAAAGATGAAAGCACTAGAAGAAAAACAAGCAAAAAAAGCACTTGCAGAAATCTCCAAAGAACAAGAGAAACTAGGAACTGAAAGACAAAAACGTTTAGGAATGGCAGAAGAACTACGCAACCTATACCCAGAATTAAGTGATAATGAATTTAATTTATTGTTAAAATCTCAATTTGGTCTTAGTGTTCCAGTTAGCGAACGGGCAGGTGTTAGTGCAGTTGTTAGTGAAAGTGCAGGTGGACGTAGAACTAAAAAGGAAATTGAAGATTTTAAAAAAGATATTCAATCTGTTAAATTATCTGAATTGATGGAAGATATTGCAAGTAATCCTAAAGGTTTAACAACTGCGCAAATTCGTGATATCCAGAAAGAAATTAAAGATAGAAAATTACAATTAAAAGCAAAAGCAGAAGCAGCAGCAGACGAACCAGCTTTAAAACGTGCAGAGGAAGAGAAGAAAGCAAAACTTGCAGAAATAGCAAAAAAAGCAGAGGAAGAACAAGCAAAATTAGAACAACTTAGACAACAAGAAGAAAGTGCAAAAACTGTAAGAGCACGTGAAAAAATAGAAAAAGAAAGACAAGAAGCAGAAGCACGTGCTGAAGAATTAGCAGCTGAAAAATTACGTGTAGAAGGTATACAACAAACACGTGAAGAATCTATACAACAAAGGCAAGACTTAATAAATAGAATTAGTGAAATTCGAGACCACGTGCGTGAATCCCAAGATATTATTAAACAGAATAAACTAAAAAAAGAATATAAACAGTGGGAAGGTAAGGAAGCACCACAGAATCCAACACGTGCATATAGAAGATATCTAGAACTGAAACAAGAAGAAAAAGACCGTGAAGAAGACATTAATTCTGCCAAAGAAGCTGAAAGACAATATTTAGATATATTAGGTGTAAAATCCCTAATTACAAAAAAAGGTGCAAGAAAAGCACGACCTCAAACACCAGAATCAGAAGAAGAAGAAATTCAATTAGTACCACCACCACAAATACAAGCACCATCTTTAGATACACCACCCCAAACTGTAGTACAACAAAATGACCCAGACCAAAATATAGACGAAACACAGGCACAAGTTGATGCAGGTGCGCCAGTTAAAGCCGGAGACGGTACAGGTGCAGGTTTAAACCGTAAATATGCCATTCATCCACATCATATAAAAGAAGGTAAAAACAAATATATTCTTTCTAGCAAAGCAAAGAAACACGTTAAAAATTTAAACAAATTATTCCCAGCAAAAAAAGTAGAAAGTATTATAAATTTTAGTTTATTGAATAAAGCTAGAAATGATAGACAAGGATTAACTGCTAAATTTAAGGCAGGAAAAGCAGTTAAAGGTTATAGAAAGGAAAAAGTTAGTGGTGGTAATATTTATTATAAACTTTAATTTCTATTTATCAAAAAAACTTGCAATATCATCTAGACTCCATAATGTCAATATTGTTGCAACATAATCAGGACGTCCTAAGAATCCACTATTACCTCGAAATATTGCACTAAATTCATCATTAGTTAAAGTCAGCAAATTAACACGTAACGCTGACCAGCGCCCGCAAGTACTTGTGCCCTTGCTCCAAGACTGGTAATCCTCAGTATTAACAATTAAAGGGCGTTTTTTGGGGTCGCTTGCTAATATGCTACTTAGATAATCTGGTAATGGTTGGTCATAAGGTGTATAGTTCTTATAAGTATCAGGTTTTCCCAATCCGTAAGAATCGAAATAATACACATTTTTGTCATCAGGACTTATAAATACACAGACAAAATGCCCTATATTTACTGCTTTTGTTTGTAATAGGATTGTTTGATGGTCGCCAGCACCTGATAATAATTTATTGAAAGTGTAATTTTTCAAATCACTGTATAGTATAGGTTGCTTACCGGTGATTTTTTGGATTTCATCACCTGTTAAATCTCTTTGTGAAAAATATTTAACAATAGACTCTATTTTAT